GGCATAATCAATTCACAAAATGCAAGTGAAAAGGCAGCACGCGAAAAGGCAGCAAATGATGCTAAGTCGCAAGAAGAAAAGGCAGCAGCAGAAATCAAAGCCATACGCGATAAAGAATTAGCTGATGAACTTGCACGCATTGACGCATTGAATGAAGCAAGAAAGAAAGCGAATGAGGATAGGATTGCTCAAGAAGAAGCACAATTTGCATTGTTGCAAGACTTAACACTTACCGCACAACAAAAAGAAATTCAAGCGGCTGTTAAACTTGCAGAAGAAAGATTAATCATTGCCGGCACGGATGCTAATCTGCAAAAGTTAGTTGCTGAAGACCGCGATAAGTCGATTACCGAAATCAATGCTAAATACGCACAGGCTCAAGTTGACACAACAAAGGCGGCAAATGATGCAGAAGTGCAAAGCGCACAAGAAGCAGAGGCTAAAAAGATTCAAACTCGACAGCAAAGTTTTGCTAAAGGACTTGAACTTGCTCAAAATGCTATTACTGTTTTACAAGCGTTTAGTGATGCATCAACAAAGAATGGAGAGCGCGATGCAAAAAAGAAATTCAGAACCGACAAAGCACTTGCAATAGGAGCGGCAACTGTACAAACAGCATCGGCTGTTACGGGTGCATTGACCGCAGGTGGTAATCCTGTAAAACTTGCAACAGGTGCGCAGTTTGTAGAAGCAGCAGTCGCAGGTGCATTAGGTTTGGCTCAAATCATCAAGATTAAAAACTCGCAGTTTGGTGGTGGTGCAACAGGTGGTAACGATAGTTCATCAAGTGTTCCATCGACAGGTGGTGGTGGTGACACAGGTTCACAGCCTGCGCAGTTTAACCCACTTGCTTCATCTTTCTTGCAAGACAGACCAGAACAACTAACACCACGCGCCTATGTATTAGCAGGTGATGTGGCATCGCAACAAGAAGTGCGGACAAAGGTTGAAGACCTATCGAGAATCGGATAATTAAAACTAAATTTGTAACATGGAAAAAAGAAAAGTAGTTAAGTGTGTAATAGACGAAGAAGGCCGTTTAGGTATTACGGCAATGGGCTTAGTTGACATGCCCGCTATCGAGGAAAATTGGATAGCATTAAGCAAGATGCAACTTGCAAAAGTGGATGAGGAACGTCGCATGCTATACGGCCCCGCACTTATCCCGGATAAAGAGATATTGCGTTATGACGAAAAGGGCGAAGCCTACTATGTCTACTTTGAAAAGGCAACAGTACAGGCTATCGCTCACCAATTTTTCAAAAAGAATCTGCAACACACCACAAATCTGCAGCATGAAATTCCCGTAACGGGTGTGACCGTTGTTGAATCATGGTTGAAGGAAGGCAAGAATGATAAGAGCATTGAACTTGGCCTGCCTGAATTGCCCGATGGGACATGGTTTATCGGCACTAAGGTTGACGAAGAACACGTGTGGACTGATGTGAAGGAAGGCAAGATAAAAGGTTATAGCATCGAGGGATTTTTTAACGAGGTTGGTGTGGCAATGAGCGGGGTTAAGAACTACGAAGCAGAGTTAGTGCTAGAACTTGACCAACTTCTAAGCAAAGTAAATCCATCCAAATGAAAATAAACAGCGTTAAATTCAAAGACCGTGAGTCTTTTGACAAGAACAAAACAAAGGCCAACGTCGTTGCAGTGCATGAGCCATTCAACATCATTGTATTTGCTGACGACGAGCCAGTGCAGGTTAATGCAAAGAAGGTATCACAGGTTAACGAAGTTGATAGATCACTAGACCAAATCGCAACAGGTCTTGCTATCCTAGTTGCACCTAACCTTGATGCAGCCCGTGCGTATTTGTCAAAGAATCGCGTTGTGGTTACGGAAGTATTCCACTTAACCAACACGCTCTTTGTTGAGGTTCCTGCCTTCAGTTCATTTGATGAGTTCTATACTTCGCTTATGAACTCAAAGCTATTCACTAGCGTAGAACCTGATTACATCCAAACCTACCAAGCCGATGCAGATGGTTACAGCTATGCGGGGCAATGGCACTTGCCGAACATGCAAGCCGCTGAAGCTTGGAGTTTGATTGATGGTGCTGCCTATGGTGAAGTGGCTGTGCTTGATATTGCGTGTGATGTAGACCACGAAGATTTGCAAGGTCGCATTAGTGCTACTTCATGGAACTGCGTAACCGATGCAGCGGATGTTCGGCCCATTAGCGAGAATGAAAAGCACGGTACACCATGCAGCGGATTGATATGCGCGACAACAGATAACAACATTGGTGTTTCCTCACTCGGCAACAATAAACTGAAAGTGCAATTCTTGCATATTGGTTACAACTCAACATCAAGTGGTAGCTTTGGAACATCGGACACTATCATTACACGTGCAATCAACAAGGCTATTGAGAATCCTAACTGCCTTGCAATATCTATGTCATGGGGTGGTGGTGGCCCAACGTCATACCCACTATTTCAAAACGCATTGACATCGGCTAAAACATTTGGCCGTAATGGCAAGGGCATACCTGCGTTTGCAAGTTCGGGCAATCAAAACAATCCTAACTTTACACAAGCACCTGCAATCTACCCAATGGTTCACGCGGTTGGTGCTTCTACGCAGTCAAACCTTCGCGCTAATTTTAGCAACTACGGGCCTAAGACTTTTGCAGCTGCTCCCGGTACTTCATGCCCAACAACAGACCGCACAGGCGCAAGTGGTTACAACACGTCAAGCAATTACACCAACTTTAGCGGAACCTCTTGTTCATGTCCTGTAATGGCTGCGGCTGCGGCAAATGTTATACTTGCCAATCCTTCACTAACCGAATCACAAGTAATTGATGTACTACGCCAATCATGTCGCAAGACTGGAGGTTATGTGTACGATGCCAATGGCAAGAGTGCTGAACTTGGTTATGGTGTGGTGAGCATGTTTAACGCTGTAACGATTGCAAAAAGTTTGGACGGTGGCGACCCTGTACCTGTGCCCGTTGCTGAATACAACCTGTTCGGTACAATAAGCACACCTGCAACAGCTGTTCAAGGCTCAAGCATTATAGCAACTTACACGGTGAATCTTGACAAGGCGCAAACAAAGGATGTTGTCGCTACCGTGCAATTAACTTTTACTCGTCCCGATACCACTAAGTTTATTTTTTATACTGGCGATGTGACCATTCCTGCGGGACAAACGGTAGTGACCAAGACCGCACCAATGGGCTTGCCTAACAACCAATCGGGGCCATCGGTATTCTCATTGACTATCGACCCTAACATGGTCATAAAAGAAACGAATGAGAATGACAACACTATAAGCACAGGTACAACCATTACAATGCTTAATCCACCCGCACAAGGTTTGGATGCAGCGGTTACAATTGATGGTTACGAATGGCTTGATGCTAACCGGGTGCGTATACGTTACACGTTTTATAACCGAGGCACGGTTGGAATCACTAGCCTAAAGGTTACACATGGTTTTGTTGGTGTCTTTACACTTACTTGGAACCGAGCCGACAGAATTGATGTTGGACGTAGCATGACATTGTCAAGCGTTTACAACGTGACTACGCCATACATTCCATTGCCTGCGGATTATGTGCTTACGATTACAGCCGTGAATGGTGTGCCTGATAGCAACAGCGCAAACAACACAGCAAGTATGCAGATTAAAAAATAGTTCTATATTTGCTTTGGTTAAAAGCATAAAAGTGATCTAAGGTTAGTGTTAAAAAGAAAGGCCCAAACGAGGGCCTTCTTTTTTTTAAAACCAAAACCTATTAACTACAAAATACACGCACGAATATACTCGGCGATGCTCATCTTATGCTTTTTCGCAGCCTTCACAACTGACTGATATTGTTTTTCATTTACACGCACGCTCATCTTCACGTGCATAGGGGCGGTTGTTGTTTTCATATTGTATGTAATTTTTTACATGGCTAAGATACGAAAGGTTTTTGGATGTAACAAAATATCGTTTTTGCTACTATACCCAAATATCCAACATGTCAAACATTAAAGAACAAATCAAAAGCGTATTCAACAAGTACGGCATTGACCCTTCAAGTGTTGGTATCAAGTTCGAAGAAGAAACTGCAGCGGCTGAAGCTCCGGCAACGGAATTGAAGTTTGCAGTAGAAGGCACTTTGGCCGATGGTACTAAAATCTATTCTACCGCTGATGAGTGGGTAGTAGGTGTAGACATCTACACTCAAGATGCTGAGGGCAACCCAGTGCCTGTACCTGCGGGTGAGTACATCCTTGAGGATGGCGTAACCAAAGTAGTCGTAGACGAAGGTGGTCTTATTGCCGAAATCGAACGCGAAGAACAATCAACTGAAATGAGTAGCGAAGACCTCGTTGCTGTAATCGGTCAATTGTCTGAGCGTATTGCTGCACTTGAAACTGAAAAGACAGAACTCGCTGCTGCAATCGAAACAGCAAAGAATGAAACTGCAAGTGTTAAGGCTGAACTCGCTTCAGTTAAGAAAGCCCCTGCTGTTCCTAGCGTTAAATCACAAGAATTCAAAAAGAATGCCGCGCCTGTGGTTGCATCGAATGGTAATTCATTCAGCGACTTCATGGAAAGCATTCGTTCAAAAAAGTAAATTAATTCACCTCATAATTTAAATTTAGTATGCCAACAACAACTTCACTCACCACCACCTATGCAGGTGAATTAGCTGGTGAAATCGTAGCAAAGGCACTATTGTCAAACGTTTCTGCACAGTACGTGACAATGAAGCCTAACGTACCTTACAAATCAGTAGTACGTAAAATTGATGACACCGTGACATTTGCCGCAGGCACTTGTGACTTTACCCCAACAGGTACAATCACTTTGACTGAGCGCATCTTGACCTTGGAGGAATTCCAAGTTCAGCGTCAAATCTGTAAAAAAGATTTCTTCATTGACTGGACAACTGCCGATGTAATGTCAGGCCGTGTAAACACACAAATCCAGGATGCAATCATTGGCCGTTTGGTTGGTGGTATTGCTGCCGCTAACGAGACTATCATGTGGAGCGGTGTTAACGCTACTGCAGGACAGTACGATGGTTTCGAAACTTTGATTAAGGCGGGTGGTTCAGGTGCTGTATCTGCGGGTTCAGGCGCATTGAGCGACACTAACATTATCGCTACTATTTGGGACGTAATCAACACTGCTCCTGCCGCTGTAAAAGGTGCTGCTGAAAAGCCAGCTATCTACATGGGACAGGCTGCATGGGAAGCTTACATGCAAGCACAGATTGCTGATGGCAATGGTTGGTACTTGACAGGTGGCCCTGAAGTTAACCGTCGTTTTGTAGGTATGTATGATATCTACGTTTGCCCGGGTATGACTGCAAACAATATCATCTTCGCACAGCCAAGCAACTTGATGCTCGGTACATGGCAGGAAAACCAAATGAACGAAGTGTTCATCTTGGACATGCAGAACTTGGATGGATCACAAAACGTTCGTTACGGCGCACGTTTCTACCTCGGTGCACAGATTGCGGTTGGTGAAGACATCACCTACTGGGGCGCATAATTAATAATCAAGGGGGTGTAACAGCCCCCTTTTAAAACTATATAAAACATGGCTTGTGAATTAACCACAGGATTTACGCTCGGATGCCTTGAAGGTATCGGAGGTGTTAAAGAAATTTTGATTGCTAACTACACCGACCCAGTATCAGGTAACGAATTTATTTCGGGCGTTACTTACGATGCTGTAACAGGTGAAGTAGACGGCTTGCCTACTTGGACTCTTTACCGCTATGTCCCATTCCGCAACAGCGGTTCATACATTGAAACCGTAAACAAGAATCTTGAGACAGGTACATTGTATTTCTCTCAAGAAGTTGGATGGACTTTCGGTAAGTTGAATCAAGACATGCGCAACGAGTTCTTAAACGTTGCAAAGGCTAAAATGATTGTGTTTGTACGCACCAACGATGACCAAATTTTGTTGATAGGAACAACTGAAGGTTCGCAACTTACTGCAGGAACCGTTCAATCGGGACAGCAGAAAGCAGATTTGATGGGTTATCAGGTGACTACCATTGCAGAGAACTTGATTCCTGCATCACACCTTGAGCCTTTCACTTCAGTACCTTTCGACAACTTCGCTAGTATTACTGTAAGCCCTGCTTACTAAGATAGT